AAAATCTCATACCAGAGCAGATTGGACTGCTTTTGAAACGCCTGTCCCATCTGAACAAAGGGTCTTGCAATCGCTCCGCCTGTGGTCGGATGCTTGCCAATGAGCCCGTATTGACTCATCGCCTCCTCACACTGAATAAAGCGGACAAATGCCTGTGCGTAGCTTTCGATGAGACGAGGATTCACGAGCCGCTCACAGCCGCGCTCCTTCAGCCATAGCCATGTTTCGCGAAAGATTTCATCCGCACCGAGCGGTTTTCCGTTCCTCTGACGTGCGGATAGGAACTCGCTCGGGGTCGGCATCTCCTCGCCGTAGAGGTCGGCGGCATCCACAAGGTCTGTGCCGTCCAGTTCCGTCATGGGGAACTCCATGATGTGCGCCGTGCGCCCGCCCGCAATCTTGTCCACCAGTGCTTCGGGTTTATCTCCCGCCCGGATACGCCGCCCTCCGCGATTTGTGCCGTCACGCGCCATCTTCTCGCCCCCATTCCTTTAATACCCCGTTTGAACCGACGTTTTTGTGCGTGCGCCCCCTCCCCGGTCCAGTAATGGCGCGGTTTTAGAGATTTGACCGCCCCCTAGGGGATAATATCGTGTTGCATTTGCTTCACTTTCGCGTTACAATAATCAAAAGGAGGTTATCCATCATGTCCAAGACTGCAACAATCAATATGCGCATCGAACCGACAATCAAAGCGCAGGCTGAAACTGTTTTTTCCAGTTTCGGCATCTCCGTGACCGACGCCATCAACATCTTTCTGCACGCATCCATCATGGAGGGGGGCTTCCCCTTTCAACCGAAACAGCCCCGTTATAACAGGGAAACACTTCTTGCCATGCAGGAAGCACGCGACATCATGGATGGCAAAATCGAGCCGAAGCGCTATCCGTCGCTGTCCGCACTGATGGATGATCTGGATGCGGAGGATGCCCATGCTTGATCTCGTCACCACCACGCAGTTTCGCAAGGATTTAAAGAAGCTGCGTAAACGTGGAGCAGATATACAAAAGTTGGATGATGTTCTGCAAATGCTCTGCGCGGAAAAACACCTGCCCGAAAGGTATCGGGATCATGCTCTGGTTGGCGATTACATTGGTTTTCGCGAATGCCACATCATGCCGGACTGGCTACTCGTATATGCCATCGACAAAGGAAAACTGATTCTGACCGCTTCCCGCACGGGTTCACATAGCGATCTCTTCTAGCCAATTCATTGGAGTCGGCTTTTTATTTTGGTGTTCTCCGCCGATGAATCCGCTCATGGCAGGATACGCAGAGCGACATCAAGTTGCTTTCGTCATGTGTGCCACCCTCCGAAATCGGTTGGATGTGATGCACAAGTGTTGCGAGAACATATCTGCCCTGCTCTTTGCACATCTCACAGAGCGGATGCCCTGCCAGGTGACGGTCACGAATCCTACGCCATACGCTGCCATATCTCGCGTGCTGATCGTAGCCACGGGAAAAATGCTCGTAATGTTTCTGCATGACTTTCTCGTGCGCCTCACAGTAACAGCTTTTTCGGTCTGTAAGATTCGGACATCCCATCATGCGACAGGGACGCTTCGGCTTTCTCGGCATTGCGTTTCTCCATTTCGACATGAAAAAACCTCCGCAGGGATTGCTCCCATTGGAGGTCGAGCCTTTAAGCATACTTTTCATAACACCATTTTACCATGTCAACACTGGAACTCAAGAGAATTATAGTGAAGTCTTTTTGCGTGATTTCAAAACAGCTTTGATAGCTGGGACGAGTTTCGTGACATTGGCGTTGATATTATCTGTATCGATATGGATAATCTCCCAACCCTCGCCCAACTTCCAAACGATGACTTCATCTCTCTTTCGCTGCTTATCCGCATAGTCCGCTCCATGAAACGGTCTGCCGTCAATCTCTAGAGCTACCTTGTATTCTGGGATAACGAAGTCTACGGAATAATTAAAAATCTTCACCTGATGACGAATCTTTAATCCTTTACGGACAAGTTCCAACGCAGTCATGATTTCTTCTGTGCTTTGAAACCAACCCGGACGGTCAAGATGTTTTTTTATCACATCATATGCTCGTTGATATTTTTCTATAGGTGCCACCTTGCTGATTCTTTTGATTGCCGCTTCCAGCTTCCGTACCTTTTTTTCTGTCGCAAGAAAATTGTTGCCGACTTTTCTTATTTCCGAAAAAAATCTGCGACACTTTGGGCAGGTAATTTTCATCCCTTTTTTATACGCCCAAGTTGCGACTGGCACTCCACAAATATGACACTCTGGGTAATAAACCTCAAAGCCACACTTATCCTTACCGATACGAATGTTGTCTTCTAATGCTTCCCGATAACTCATGACTGATCTACCTCCGCTGCAAGAATTTTATCCACGGCCACGAGAGCTTTGGAATGGAGAATATGCACCCATCGAGAAGTGTAGTGCATCTCCCCCGCAATCTCATCCCATGACATGAAGCTAAGATACCGTAGCTCCAACAGCATGAGGGCATTGGTATCCTGTACCTTGCCGATGGTCGCCATAACATCACGCTTCAAATCTACCAAATGGTCGATGTCATTGTTGATTTCATTCTCCAAGTCAACAATCTTGTCGATGGTATCCGCCAAACGATGGACATTCCTCGTGCCGCTGACAGGCTCCGTTCCCATGGTGGAGGTGGCTCTGGTGGCGAGATCACGCAAGGAGTCCACTTGACGGAGCTTGCTGTTGACCCGTTGATCAATACGGTATGCCTGACTCAGATATTCTTTCGCTGTCATGCAAATTCCCCCTCTAGTTTCTGAAGCAGCCACTCTCCGTCTATGCTCGTCAACTGACCAAACCATGCGGAACGGAAGAATCGCTCCGTCTCAGAGCGCATCGCTGCCGCTGCAACATTCTCTGCGTCTTTTCCGAGAGCCGCCCTCGCCCACCGATAATCCTTTGCCGCCTGTTCGACGATGGCATTTGCCAGAATCTCATAATTCATGATGTTACCTCCGCTTTGACGGCCTCAATCAGTGCCGTCTGTGTCTTGTCCTTCCGTTTCAAGGCACGGAGGATTCGTTCGTCAATCGTGCCCTCGGCGATGATGTGCTGCACCACCACGGTGTTTGCGCTCTGTCCCTGCCGATAGAGCCGCGCTACGGTCTGCTGATAGAGTTCCAGACTCCATGTAATGCCAAACCATACCAAGGTTGAACCGCCACTCTGAAGGTTAAGACCGTGTCCTGCACTTGCAGGATGGATCAGGGCGACGGGGATCTCTCCGCGATTCCAACAGGCGATTGCATCATCCGTATCCAGTCGGATGCACGTCACGCGCTTTTCGATGCGCTCTGCATCATGCCTGAACCAATATGCCACGAGGAGCGGTTTGCCGTTCATGCTCTCTATGATGTCCTCCAAGGCATCGAGTTTGCGTTCATGGATATGCAGCGTAGTCCCATCGTCAGTGTAAACCGCACCGTTCGCCATCTGCGCGAGTTTCCCGGACAAGACTCCGGCATTTGCCGCCGTCACCTCATCGCCCTTCATCTGTAAGACCAACTGCTCGCACATTGCGGCATACATTTTCTTCTCTTCCTCATTCATGCGGACGCTGTATTCGCTCTCGATCAGATCGGGCATCCTCAGATGGTCGGCGGCTTTCATGGAGATGGTGATGTCGGCAATCTTCTCATAAATCCGCTCCTCGGCTCCGGGCAAGGGTGCGTAGGAGAATACCACCTGTCCGTTTCGCTTGTCCGGCACGAAGTAATCTTGCCGGTACTTCGTAATGAACCGCCCCAAACGCTGTCCCATGTCGAGCACCTTGAACTCTGCGAACAAGTCCATCAAGCCGTTGCCGGATGGCGTACCCGTCAACCCGATGACTCTCTTTGCCAAAGGACGAATCTTCATGAGTGCCTTGAACCGCTTGCTGCTCCAATTCTTGAACGAGGAGAGTTCGTCAATCACGATGGCATCGTAGGTGAAGTCGGTTTTCTCCACGAGCCACGGCACGTTCTCGCGGTTGATGATGTAGAGGGAGGTCTGCTTGCGAAGCGCATCCCGACGCTCTTTCTCCGTTCCGACTGCAACGGAATAGCGGATATGATTCAGATGCTCCCACTTGCCGATCTCCTGCGGCCATGTATTCCGTGCCACACGAAGCGGTGCAATAACGAGAACGCGAGAAATCTCAAAATGGTCAAACAGCAGGTCATTCAGCGCCGTAAGGGTAATCACCGTCTTTCCAAGTCCCATATCAAGGAGTACGGCGGCAGTCGGATGACTCTCGATAAAGTCGATGGCGTACTGTTGGTAATCATGCGGTATGAACTTCACGGGGCATCACTTCCGATCTGTAAAATCAACTTTTCCATTACCGAAACACTTCCTGAAGCACATCCACATGATAGGTGTTCACCATGCCATATTTGGCATCGTACTCCTTGCCGATGTGGTAGCCCTGCTTTCTGGACATTGCCGACGCTTTGCGTCCGAGTCTCGCGGCTGCATCCCGACTCACACCACGGATACCCGTGAGGTTTGCATAGCCGATGATGGTGTAGTGGTGCTCATCGATGGTCATCTGCTTGGACTCGACCTCAAGAAGCCTCTCGTCCACCTTGTCGATGCGGGCATTTGCCGTCTTGATCGCCCTTGCCTGTTCCACCATTCGCTGTGCGCTACACAGCAGAAATTCCTCGGGTGTCATGTTCCTCATAGGATTGAAGTAGCTTTCTTCCAGCTCATCGAAAACATCCCATGCCCGCTCGGTTCCCAACATCTTGCTGTGGCGCGCCGCCCCTTGTTTCGTCCAAAGAATCAGAGACGGTGCGCGACTCCCCACAACTGACTCGATATTTTCGAGTGAGTCCTTGAAAGCCTTGAGATCAGCACCTTCAAG